CTGCTGCTCGTTGAGCGGCAGTTCACGCTCCTAAATACCCGTATGCCATTACAGCATACACTAACCGGTAAAGACAACTATGGCGCTTCCAATCATCGCAAACACTAACACGTTCAAAGCGTGGCTCGACCAGACGAACAACACCGCGACGATCCTCAACGCGAACGCGATAGTGACCGGTGTGGATGCTGAAGGCGTCTTTGCAGTTAAAAAGGCTTCAGGGACGAGCATCAGTCTGGCCAACGGGGTCGCTGTCAACAGCAGCGCCGTGCTGATTTCGTCCAACACCTCCATCGCGGCGAACCTCTCAGTCTCATCAGCGGCTAACACATTCGCCGTTGCGTCAAACAACTTCATCGTGTCGCCCGCGCAGGGGACCCGGTTTGATACCGCGACGACGGTGAATGCCGCGTTCGGTATACTTGGTGTCACCACCGCAACAGCGAACGTTGGTGTCACGGGCGACCTGAGCGTCACAGGAAACACGCTCCTGACGGGCGCAACGACCGCGAACGGGCCGATCACGACGCGACAGGTCATCTTCGCTGCATCGGGCGCGACCTCTAACGTGCAGCTTGACGCCGCGAACTACAATAACTACGATACGAACGTCGCGAACGTGTCCGTCCTTAGCTGGATTCCGACGGTGAACTGCACGATCTCAGGGATCGCGGCGCCGAATAACTCGGTGCTTGGGTCCACCGGAGCGCGAGTGCTGCACATCCAGAACCTCTCGCCCACCTACTACGTCACGCTCCAACATGCGAACACGAACTCCACAGACGTTAACCGGTTTGAAACGGCCGGAGGCGTCAGTGTAGACGTTCCCCCGGCGGGGTCTCTCTCGCTCCTGTATAGCAAGCACACGGCTCGGTGGCGCGTGCTGGCGCCACAACTCGCGCCGACAGGGACGCAGACGTTCAGCGACATGGTCCTTACGGGGAACTTGTCTGTCTACGGAAGTGCGACGGTCAACGCGAATGCGGCCTTTGGAACAACGCTGTATGTGGACAAGACGAACCTCCGCGTCGGGATCGGCAAGAACAACCCCGCGTATCAACTGGAAACAACCGGGAACACGTATATCGGCGGCTGGCTCATCACCCCATCAGCCAACATTACGGCCCTCAACTCGACGGGGAACGTGTCGCTCATCGGGGGGAACTTCTTAGTCAGCACGACGAACACAGTGTTTGTCGCTAACACCATCACGGTGAACGGCGCCGCGACCTCGACCATTCGCAGCCTGAGTGGGAACACGATTACAGCGACACAGACCCTCTCAACCGCGAACCTCACCGTAAGCGGGCACGCTTCACTTGCAACGGTCGCTATCTCAGGGAATACGAACTTCTTTGGGGGCGCGATTATTGCAAACACAAGCGGGAACACGTTATTTGTCGCGAACACCATTATCGCAAATGGGACACCAAACTCCTACATTCGCACACTCCAAGCTGCGACGATCTACAGTGATGGGGGTGTCAACGCTGTCAGTTTGGGTATCTCAGGAAATGCGGCATTTGCGAATATCACGGTCACCTCAAACGCAACATTTGCGAATGTCAGTGTGACCGCAAACGCTTCGCTCGCAAACGCGACATTTACGGCCGTCGTCAAACCCTCTGGTACAGCAGCGCGGTTCGTTCTCCCCGTCGGCACAAACTACTACGCAACGTAAGGATTAAATTATGGCAAAGGTAGCAGGAAGCGTCTGGATTGACGGCGCGACGTTCCATTATGTGGCGTCCGATGGCGTGAGCTATACGATCACAGGAACCGACGTAGGCGCGGGAACTGGAATGGTCAACGGAAGCTTCTGGCTCGACGGCGACACACTCCACTACGTCGGGGGCGACAACCGCCATCGGACGTTACCGAGTAACAACTTCACGACACGTTCCGGCGCGGCACAAGGCTCGCTGTGGGTGGGCTCCGACATCGCCACTAAAAATAAACAGCTTCGCTATATCGCAAGTGCATCTGCGGAACGTTTCGTCCATTACGATGCCTATTCGGACGGATGGTCGAATACGTGGTCGAATACTGTCCACAGTGATGCGTGGCATAGCGACATAGACTACAACGACAACTACTACTTGCCGGGAAGTGCTGAAGGGGTGTCAGGCCCAGATCACCACGCTAATGCTGGTAAGCCCCACACAAATACGGACTACGCCGATCATGATAACGGCGTGACGCACGACGATTATACGGACACCACTCCGCACGGCAACTACGATGACAATCATACGGACGAACCGGGCGAGCCCTACGGCGATCATACCGATGGCGCAAATTACATACACGAAGATACTTTCGGGGGCGGCACACACGTTGAGGAAGAGGACACCCACGACAACACCACGCACTCGAATAGCGACACTGACCACTACGACCTGGAATATGAGGACCACAGCGACACCACACATACAGATGGTGGGCATACAAGCAACGGTACCTGGGTGCACACAGACACACCCCTACACAACAACCAGACACACGCCAACCATACGCCCGACTACTACACGGATAACCCGACCAGTGAAGGAGCCTAAGTATTATCATGAGTATTGAAGTTCGGCCCGTAGGGGTCACATGTAACCTGCGCTGTGATTACTGTTATGAGGAAAAGACCCGCGAAGAAAGTGGTCGCTCATACCGATATGATAAAGAAGCCGTCCTGGCAGCTATTGACAAGCTGAAACCCGGCGACCACTGGTCACTCTTTGGGGGGGAAGCTCTTATCCTCAACATGACGGACCTGGAAGAACTCCTGAAGCTTGGGTTTGACCGCAATGGAAAAAGTGGTATCCAGACAAATGGGTCCCTCATCACGGAAGCACACATCGAGCTATTCCGCAAATACAAAACACACATCGGCATCAGCCTCGACGGCCCTGATGAACTGAATGACAGCCGTTGGGCGGGGACCGAAGAGGCCACCCGCGCGGCCACAGCGAAAACGCACAACGCCATCCGCCGACTGTGTGAAGAAGCCAAAGAGACTCCCTATCTTCGTCCGGGTCTGATTGTCACGCTCCATGCGGGGAACTGCTCGCAAGAGCGTTTCCCTCGGTTCCTTGCGTGGCTCCACGAACTTGATGACATGGGGATCATGTCTATCAACTTTCACACCATGGAAATGGACTATGACGCGCACAAGCTCTTTCTCCCACAAGAAGAACTTGCAGACCGCCTCATCGACATCTGGCGGGAGTCTGATAAGTTTGAGCATGTCAAACCTCGATTCGTTCAAGATGTGCTGAACGTGCTACGCGGGAACAATTCCGGCGCGCTGTGCACCTATCGGGCCTGCGACCCCCTTAACACCCAGTCCTGCCGCGGGATCGATCATGATGGCTCCCCGTCTAGCTGTGGTCGCGAACTGAAAGACGGCGTGATGTGGCTTCCTGCTGAAGGCACAGGCTACAAGGACTCGTTCATCGGGTTTGAAAGCACCCGCTATCATATCCGGCAGATCGCCCTCTTTCAGACACCACAGGAACTTGGGGGCTGTCAGGGCTGTGAATACTGGCTCGCATGTCAGGGGAACTGCTCCGGCGAAGGGGAACAGAGTGACTGGCGCCGTCGGTCGTCCTACTGTGCGACCTACAAGAAACTGCTGGGTGAGGGGACCCGTCGCTTACAGGAGTCCGGGCAGAAACCACTTCCGCTCTGGAAGATTCGACCCGCCATGGAACAGTATTTGCTCGACGGCTGGATCGCCGGGCGGAACCCATCACTCAACGAAGCGCACCAAATGATAACAAAGGGTGTGACGGCGTGCAGTCACAAGAAAGTGAATAGCGATCATCTTGATCATTGGGACAATAAGGCATCATCATGAGTATTCCCGTTCTTCCTAACTTCGTGCGGTGGTCGTGGGCGAGCGTCAAGGCGCGTGAGGCGTGGGCCCCGAAGTTTGCCAACGCTCGACACGGCATGACCGTGTTAGAACGTCTAGCTGTTGCGGAAAGTGTCGTACCGCATGTGTTTCAGTATGTGCCGGCGAGAGACCTGACCACGGACGCCAAGCGGTGTCTGGAATACGGACTCATCCTTGTGCCGCTCACTGAACATGACATGGACAAACGCCCGACGCATCAGCGGCCGAACTTCTACCACTGTCTGATCACGCGCCCGGACAACTACCATCCGCATCTGGCAACTTTGCGAACCGAAGGACCGGTCTGTTGTCAGATCGCAGACAGCTTACGCAACAATGAGTCCGTAGACGCAACATACGAACAGTTAGGCGCAACAAAAGGACGACCCGGACTGGCTAGCACGCTCTGGCGTCCGATGGGACTCCGACTCATTCCCCATCAGCCCTGCTCCTATTCCTGCGAGTCAAGCATTCAGCGTGCCAAGGACATCATAACGCTCGCGGAGAAGCACGGGTTCAAAGACGCGACGGACACGATACAGGAAGTGCTATCGTGGCCCTTCCGATACAGCCGGTTGTTTGGTATTACCGAGGTAGTGACGCCTGTTATTCGGTTCTACTTCCGCACCGACTGGACCCCCACCTTGGAGAAGTATGAAGTCGCCGACGAACCCAAAGCGATCCCGATGACGCTGTTCCGTTCCCCTAAATAACGGTATCCTACTTCCATAAACGAGAGTTCCATGTCCATTCCCGCAACCCGCGACGACTTCAAGGCCTACTGTCTCCGTGCGCTCGGCGATCCGGTCATCCAGATCAACGCCGCGGACGAACAACTAGAAGACCGCATCGATGAAGCGATCTACACGTATCGGCAGTATCACATGGACGCCGTTGTGGATGCGTATCTCCCGCACTACATCACGCCGTCGTATGCGGTGATGTCCAGTTATGTGCCGGTCGTCAACGTCGAAGCGGGCACGACCACCTCGATCTTCGCGCCGTGGGAAGTCATCGTCGGGCAGACCTCGTTGTGCACCGCACAAGTGCTGGTCAGCAGCAATACGGGCGACAACGTGGCCTACATGATCACCTCGTCGCTCAAAAGTGATGCGAACTTGGAGAACACCCACGCGGGGTTCATCGCCGGCGAACAGATCGTCGGACACTCCGGGGTCACCGCAACGATAGACAGCTTCGTGCAGGGCGACTACGACAACGGCTATTTTGACCTGCCGCCGGAAGTCATCGCGGTCACCAAAATCTTCGCGCCCTACGACTCCCGTATGAGTGCGGACATCCTGTTTGACCCACAGTCCCAGTTCAACATGTCGCTCCTCTCCAACTTTACGAGTAGCAGCATCATTCCCTACTTCATCGGGCGCACGTATCAGCAGTTGATCAACGATACGTTCCGCGGCCGGCCGGGTATCCGCTTCCAGCGTCACCAGAACCGTGTGTATGTCGATGTGAACATGTATAACACGTTCCGTCCCGGCTACTACGTCATGGTGGACTGTGTGCGGGTGCTGGACCCGGAGACCTATCCGCTCGTATGGAGCGACCGCTGGCTGCAACGCTACACGATTGCGCTCTTCAAGCGTCAGTGGGGCATGAACCTCTCCAAGTATAACGGCATCGCGCTCCCTGGCAGCGTCACGCTCGACGGCCGGACCATGCTGACCGAAGCCAATCAGGAAGTCAAGGACTTGGAGCTAGAGCTTCAGAACACGTATCAGCTTCCCGTGGACTTCATCGTAGGATAACATGCCTGTTAATCCATACTTTAATCAAACGACGTATGTGCCGGAGCAGGACCTGTTACAGGACCTGATCGATGAGTCGATCAAGATCCACGGGCATGAGACTTACTACATCATACGAGAAGAAGTGGACCTCGATACGCTCATCGGGGAAGATGACTTGCAGAAGTGGGAACGCTACGCCTTGATCGAAATGTATATCAAGTCCTCTGCGTCGTTTCAGGGACAGTCGGAGTTCATCAGCAAGTTCGGGCTGCACATTGAGGACCAATGCACGTTCTCGGTGTCTGCGCGCCGTTGGCAGCAGACGTTCCCCGATATGTCGCGCCCCCGTGAGAACGACATCATCTGGTTGCAGATGACGCCGACGAACCGGTACCTCTTTGAGATCCGCTTTGTCGAAAACAAAGAGCAGTTGTTCCAGTTGGGGAAGCTATATACCTACGAACTGCGCTGCGAAATGCTGAACTACTCGCACGAAACGGTCAATACGGGCATCTCCGTGGTCGACACGTTGGCGACCAGTCAAGCCTATACTCCCAATACTGCGGCGAACACCCCGTTTGACCTGAACAACCCCATCTCCGACAATGAGGAACTGGTGGTGACAGGGAACACAGTGGTCATCTCCCGCGGCACCAATCCCCGGTATCAATAATGTTTGGATACTTCTACAACGAACAGTTCCGGCGCTACATCGTGGCCTTTGGCTCGCTGTTTGACTCTATCTACGTGGCCAGACACGCGGGCGGGACTGAAGTTCAACGCATCCTGGTCCCCATAGAGTTCGGGCCGAAGGAACGCTGGCTGGTGCGACTGACGCAGGACCCCACGCTTGAACAGGGCGTCGGGCAGATCGTCCCGCGCTTCGCGTATGAATACGGGGCCCCCGCCTACGATGCTTCCCGACACCTCAACACCCTCAACCAACTTCGCTTCCCATCAGACACACCCGGACACACGACGCGCATCTGGGCGGGCGTGCCCTATAACATCCCGTTCCAACTCTCCTTGCTCGTCAAGTTCAAGCAGGACGGGTTCCAAGTGGTCGAGCAGATCCTCCCCTACTTCACGCCGGACATGATGCTCGCTATTCAGCCTATCGCGGGTGTGCCCATTGTGGATACGATCCCCGTGACGCTCAATAGCGCCGTCGAAACAGACAACTATGAGGGCGACTTCGAGAAGCGCCGCGTCATCATCTGGACGTTTGACTTCACGATGAAAGCGATCTTCTACGGCCCAGCGAAGGGTGCGGGTGTCACACAGGCCCGGATCGAGCAAGTCCAAGTGGATCTGTTTGCGTCTACGACATTCGACTTGTCGGAGCCGCCGATCTATCTCGCGACGGAAGCACGGGAACTGCTGGACAACGAAGATTTGACGCTCCTGCCGGATGAGTCAACCTCAAACACCTACTTGAAAACCGACCCTGTGGAACGTGTCACCGTGACCGCAGACCCGCTTGACCAACCGGACGATGGGGATATCTCTGCTAACACCGTCTTTGAACGCTTGACGTAACTATGGACACAGAGAAACTGGATAGCATACTGGACATCATTCCAGACCAAACACAAACTGCGCTTGCTCCCGTGGACGGGGCGTTAGTGCCGGAGGTCGTGGACGCGGCTGGGACGGCGCTCGTACCCGTCAGCGTGAGCGACCTGGATGTGGATGCGAAGCGTCTGGAAGACGACTTTGAGTTTGCTCGCACGGGCACGCGGGACCTCATCAAAAAGGGACGGGAAGCCTTAGATAGCGCCATCCTGCTCGCGCAAAGCGGCGATGCGCCCCGTGCGTATGAGGTCGTCGGGAACATGCTCACGGCCATCATTCAGGCCAACAAGGAACTGGTCGGACTTCACAAAGGCAAACGGGATGCCAGTCCCGACATTGAACGCGCATCACCGGTGGATGGTGGTGGGGGTTCGGTCAACATTGAAAAAGCGGTATTCGTCGGACGCGCTCAAGATTTGCTCCGCGAAATTCGTGCGCTCGCAGCCCCCCAAGCTCCTGCGCCCGCTGTAGAAGTGACAGAAGATGCCAAGACGCAAGCCTAACGCTTCCAACGGTTACAACGGCAACAGCCTTCTGCCGCTGCCTGAGGACCAGTATGCGTTTTCGCAAGAGGAACTGGCCGAGTTTGTGAAATGCTCACAAGACCCTGAACATTTCATCCAGAACTATGTAAAGATAGTCCATGTGGATAGAGGGATAGTTCCCTTCACGCTCTATCCATTCCAGTCACAACTCATCACAGCCTTTGAACAGAACCGCTTTGTTATTTGTAAGTTGGCGCGCCAGTCCGGCAAGTCCACCGTCGTGGTGTGCGGATACTTCCTCTGGTATGTCCTGTTCCACCCCGACAACTCCGTGGGCATCCTTGCGAACAAAGAAGCGACGGCCATTGAACTGCTCCGGCGCATGAAGCAGAGCTTTGAACTGCTCCCGCGCTTCCTGAAGCAGGGCGTCGTCAAGTGGGACCAGAAGCTCATCATGCTGGCGAACAACACCCGTGTCCGCGCAGAGAGCACCAGCGCGTCGGCCGTCCGCGGCGACAGCTTCAACATCATCCTGCTCGATGAGTTCGCGTTCGTCGCGGAGAACATCGCGCAGGAGTTCATGACCTCGGTGTATCCGACCATCACTTCCGGTAAGACGACCAAGCTGTTTATCGTCAGCACACCCGCAGGCTACAACCTGTTCTACAAAATTTGGAATGACGCGGAAGAGGGACGGAACAGCTACAAAACCATCGGGTTCACGTGGCGGGATGTGCCGGGGCGCACGGCGGTGGATGCCGACGGCCGAAACATTTGGGAAAAGGAAACGCGGAACAACATCGGCGACATGCAGTTTGAGCAGGAGTTTGAATGCTCGTTCATGGGGTCCGCGAACACCCTCATCCCGGCCTGGAAGCTCCAACAGCTATCCTACAAGGAACCGACGGACATCAAGGGTGACCTGAAAATCTACTACAAGCCGGTCCGCACCGACACTGAAGGCGAAGCACACATCTACGTGATCACCGTGGACATCGGGCAGGGACAGGGACTTGACTACTCGGTGATCAATGTGACGGACATCTCCGTGAACCCCTTTGTGCAAGTCGCCATTTGGCGCAACAATACCATTACCCCGACGCTGATGGCCCCCATGATACGGGACATTGGGATGTGGTATAATCAGGCGTATGTCCTGATGGAAATCAACATGGAAGGGCACGCTGTAGCCGACATGTTGCACAACGACTTGGAGTATCCGTCCGTCATCACTATTCTGCCGCATCCCAAGAAGGGACAGATGCTCACGGGAGGATTTGGCCCCAAGTGCCGGTTCGGCCTGAAGGTCACCGAAGCGACCAAACGTATTGGATGCTCAGGACTTAAGACGCTCATCGAAAAGGATAAGTACCTCATTAGTGACTACCAAACGCTCCGTGAACTGACCACGTATGTCGTTCACAATACGAGCTACGCTGCGGAAGTCGGCAACTTTGACGACTGCGTGGCAACTTTGGTGCTCATGGGATGGCTCACGCTCCAGATCGGGTTTGAAAACTACGTCGGCCTGTCCATGCGGAAACTGCTCATGGAAAAGCATGAGCCAGTGTCGATGGAACTGGGGGCTATTGGGATTATGGGCGACCTCGAACGAGTGCCGGTGATAGGACAGACATCTAGCGGAATTGACATCGTAGACGACAAGGACTTCTGGCGAACGGAACCGGAAGAAGCCGCAAACTGGTTGTAACACAAGTGGTTAGACCTGGCATTCAGGAATTCTAAATACATGTGTTCGCCATCTGTATGTGGCACCGATATGTTCTCCTGATTTCCGACTTCGTTGCGAAGGAGAGGTAATATGGCTTTTCAGGTAAGCCCTGGCATCAATGTATCCGAACTCGACTTGACTGCTGGCGCAAAGCAGATTTCAGTTTCCGACGCGGGCTTCGCGGGTCCCTTTCAGTGGGGTCCTGCGCTCGTTGAACGCACCATCGGGTCTGAAGATGAGCTAGTTCGGACGTTCGGAAAACCGGACGACACAATCTAC